TACTGGTACTACTGGAACTATCTGAACCACTGGAACCAGTACCGGAACAACTTGATAAGTTACAATTGGTTGAACAGGATAAACGTACTGAAGCTGATAATTATAAATTGAAGCATCCTGAGCATAAACCATATTGCTTAAACAGCAAAACATAATCAAACATAATAAAGTTTTCATTAGTATCCTTTTTTAAAAAGAAGGGGGCCGGCGTTTTTGCCAAGCCCCCAAGAATTATTAATATTTAATCCAACCAGTTATCACTCATTAGTAGAAATTGAATCTTGAGTTTCACTATTGTTCTTACTCTTTGAAGGACGACCCCTTGGCTTCTTCAAACTAAGCTTTCTTCGTTGACGACGAACCATAGCAGTTGTGATATTCTGGCCAGTCATTTGACTAAGTTTAACACCTAAAACTTCATCACAAAAAATCGTATGATTATTGTTGATAAAATCTGTTTCGGTATTTGTCCACTTTTTATAAGTTGCCATTTTCATTCCTTTAGTGTAAATATTGACTAATTACCCTGAACACTTATTATATTAGGTATTGACAAGTTTCGCGCAAGGAGTTTACATGAATATTGATAATTTAAATCTTGTTGAAACAGTCTTAAATGTTAAAGCTTCAGGATGTCTAGCAGACGAAGTGGCAAAGGATCTGGATTTACCAGAAGGGAAAAGCATAGCAGCATTATTAGATGACCAAGAAAAAAATAACTAAATCGACCGATTTACCAAATGGTGTTACCGAAGACGAATTCCTCACTGTATTGGATAACATAAGCAAAAGACTTGGCCATAAATTCCGCTTCGGATATCACGATTTTGATGATATGAAACAGCAAGCCGCCATATTCGCTATGGAAGGATTGCAAAAATATGATCGTAGTCGCCCATTAGAAAATTTCTTATGGACGCATGTTCGTAATAGACTTTTCAACTACAAACGAAATAATTATCAAAGGCCCGACAAACCCTGCTTAACCTGTCCCCTTTACGATAAGATGTACTCTTGTTCAAATAATCAATGTTCAAAATATAAAGATAAAAGCGAATGTGAATTATACGCCTCATGGGCAAGCAGAAATGAAGCTAAAAAGAATATTATGCAACCCAATCATATTGAACATGAACTACACGGATCCAAATTACAAAGCAAAGACTTTACAGGATTTATCCAGAATAAAGAGATTATATCGTTTTTAGACGAACAAATACAAACAGAATATAGAGAGAGTTATTTAAAACTAAAACATGGATCAAACATACCCAAGCAGCAACTATTAAAACTTCAAAAACATATTACTGAACTTATGGAGAATTTCACATGGTCAAAATCCCCCGAAAAAGAGGACAATTGAGCTTAGATGAAGAACAATTCATAAGAGACAATTTTGGTAAAATATCAGTTGATCAAATAGCAGATGCTCTTAATAGAAACCCTGCACCTATTCATAGATATATTAAAGAGAGTCAACTCTTAGTATCTGATGAAGAAAAAAACGATATTGATTATCTAAAGCAAAAGTTACACACCAAAACTTTCTGGAACGAAGTTACAAGACAATTTGATGAAGATACCGGCGAGCTTCAGTATTTTGAAGATACTTGGGTAGGACTAATTAAGCAGTTTCGTGAAGACGTTTTACCAGCCGAAGAACTTCAAATCAAACAATTCATCACTATTGATATTCTTATTAATAGAAGTATGAAAGAACGCAAACGACATATTGCCGAGACCGACAAACTACAACGTCTTGTTGATAAAGAATATGAGAAGGCCGAGATTGATAGAGATATACCTAAACTGGCCAACCTCGAAACCCAATTAAGTTTCGCCCGTAATAGTATCGCAAACTATACTAATGAATATACTAAATTGCTTAATGAACAACAAAAAATTAGCAAAGATTTAAAGGCCACCAGAGAGCAAAGAATCAAAAGAATCGAAGATGGCAAAAGCTCTTGGACCGGATTAATAAGAATGTTAGAAGACGAATTGATCAGAGAAAAAGAGGGCCGCGAAATGGAAATCCTCGCTCTTGCAACAGAAACTAACAGGAAAAAATTGGAAGAATATCATGCTTATGAGGATCATACTTTAGATCGCCCTTTCTTAACGCCGGAAAGTATACAAAATGACAACGAATAAATTAGCGCTAATCACAGGAATAACCGGCCAAGACGGTTCCTACCTAGCAGAATTTCTACTAAATAAGAACTATAAGGTAGTAGGACTATACCGACGATCTAGTACTAATAATTTTGAACGTATTAAACATATCAAATCCCCCAATTTTATTTTAGAAGAATTCGACCTTACAGATCCTACAGGATGCTTCCATCTTATAGATAAGTATAAGCCCCAGGAGTTCTATAACTTGGCCGCCCAAAGTCATGTTGCCACCAGTTTCAAACAACCAACTACCACCTTTGAAATTAATACCATAGGAGTTGTTAATTTACTAGAGGCCATAAAGTCCAACTCACCTGCTACAAAATTTTACCAAGCTAGCACCAGCGAAATGTTCGGAAGATCATATAGCATATGCCAAGAAACTTCCCAAAAATACCAAGACGAAAATACTCCCATGTTGCCTCAAAGTCCATATGGCATAGCAAAATTGGCCAGTCACAACATGGTTCAAATTTATCGATCATCATACAATATCTTTTCTTGTTCCGGCATATTATTCAATCATGAAAGTCCACGAAGGGGCGAAAACTTTGTTACTCGTAAAATAACCAAATATATTGGTAAGCTATTACGAAATGAAACTAAAGATAAACTGCAGCTTGGAAATTTAGAAGCTAGTAGAGATTGGGGTCATGCTAAGGATTATATTAGGGGAATGTGGCTAATGTTACAAAATGAAATCCCTAATGATTATGTTTTATGTACGGGACAAACTTATACCATCAGGGAATTTTTAGAGTCGGCTTTTGGATATTTTAATCTAGACTATAATGATCATATAGAAATTAATCCTGAACTTTATCGACCAGCAGAAGTTGATTTTCTACGAGGTCGTAATGATAAGGCCAAGGAACAATTAAAATGGTGGCCAGAAATAAATTTTGAAGATCTGGTAAAAGACATGTTAAATAGTGATACTAAAAATGTTTAGAAATTTTCAAGATCCAGAATATAAGAAATGGAGAAAAGCAGTTTACTCACGAGACAAACATCAATGTCAATGGCCAAATTGTTTTTCCAGAAAGAAAATAAACGCTCATCATATTAAAACTTGGGCACACTATCCTGCTCTACGATTCGTTGTAGATAATGGCATCACACTATGCTATCTACATCATAAAATGATCAAAAACATGGAAAGCATCTATGAAAGTGTATTCTTTAGGATAGTAAATAGTAAAAAACAAAAATAGGTCATTTATGAAAAATGAAGACTTTACAATCATAGTTGATACCAGAGAACAACAACCATGGGAATTTGAGCATTATGCAGTTGCTCATAGAAAATTAGATACGGGCGATTATAGTATAGAAGGACTAGAGGAACTGCTAGGGATAGAAAGAAAAAAGAGCGTTAGCGAATTTGCAAATAATATCACAGAGAGCAGATTCAAAGATGTTGTGATGAGAATGAGCCAGCTTAGATATTCATTTTTATTATTAGAATTCGACCTTAATGATATTCTTATTTATCCTATAGGTTCAACAGTGCCAAAAAGAATGTGGGATAAAATTAAAATATCTCCAGCCTTTATTCTTAAACATATTCTCGAATTGCAACTTAATCATAATATAAAAGTAGTATTCTGTGGAGATAGTGATAATGCAAGAAAGATGGCGGAACACATACTTAAAAAGGTAAACTACATTGAACGATTCTCAAAAAAAGATATTTGATGATGCTTGGCTAGGTCTTGGTGATCTAAGTCAACTCTATCTAGCTCAAAACTTAATGATCAATAGGAAAGAAAAGGATATTGAAAATCCTGATCTTCATCTATTGAAAGTTATGAGAGATACTAAATATCTTGGTAGTACAGTTAAACTACTTCTTAATATAGAACTACATCCTATTCAGGTGGCGGTACTTCAAGAATTTTGGCATCGATCATTTCCAATGTTTATTGCTAGTCGTGGTTTTGGTAAAAGTTTTTTGATGTCATTGTATTGCATATTAAAATGTATGTTCGTTCCTGGTACTAAAATAGTTGTTGTGGGTTCTGGTTTCAGACAGAGTAAAATTCTTTTTGAATACATGGAAACTATATGGAGAAATAGTCCTATTCTCAGAAGCATATTTAATAGCGAGAATGATGGTCCTAGAAGAGACGTTGACCGATGTACTCTTCGTCTCGGGGACAGTTGGACAATTGCTATTCCTATGGGCGACGGGAGTAAGATTAGAGGACTAAGAGCACATATAATTATCGCTGACGAATTTGCATCTATAAGTCCAGACATTTACGAAACAGTAGTTTCTGGTTTCGCGGCAGTATCTGCTACTCCAATAGAAAATGTTAAAAATCAAGCGAAAAAGAAGGCAATGATAGAAGCTGGACTATGGAATGACGAACTAGAAACTCTTAATACTAAAATGAGTAACCAAGCTATTATCGCTGGTACTGCAGACTATTCTTTCAAACATTTTGCCAGTTATTGGAAAAGATACAAGGCAATTATTGAGAGTAAGGGAGATAAGAACAAACTAGAAGATATCTTCAAAGGCGAGGTACCAGATAATTTTAATTGGAAAGACTATAGTATCATTCGTATGCCCTATGAATTAATTCCAAAAGGTTTCATGGATGATAAACAGGTTAGTAGAGCAAAAGCTACTATCCATACCGGTATTTATAACATGGAATATGCTGCTTGTTTTATTTCTGATAGCGAAGGATTCTTCCGCAGAAGTTTGATAGAAAGCTGCGTAGTATCAGATACTAAACCAATAATAGTTAATAATAAACCAATAATGTTTGAGGCAGCAATAAAAGGAAATAGTAATTATCAATATGTTTATGGAGTTGACCCAGCTTCAGAACAAGATAATTTTAGTATTACTATTATAGAAGTTCATCCAGATCATAATAGATTAGTATATTGCTGGACTACAAATAGAAGTAATTTTAAGGAACGACTTAAAACAGGATTAATTAAAGAACATGATTTCTATGGATTCTGTGCTAGGAAAATTAGAAATCTTATGAAAATATTTCCATGTACTAAGCTAGGAATTGATGCTCAGGGTGGTGGTGTTGCGATAGAAGAAGCATTGCATGATCCATCAAAACTTGAAGAAGGAGAAAATCTTATTTGGCCTATCATCAATGAAGATTCAAGAAAAGATACTGATGATCAATCTGGATTGCATATTATTGACTTAGTGCAATTTGCGAAAGCTGATTGGACATCCCAGGCCAATCATGGACTACGTAAAGATTTAGAAGATAAAATATTGTTGTTTCCTAGATTTGATAATTTAACTTTAGCATTAGCATTAGATAAAGAAGGCAAAAATATACTTGATGCCGAACTGAATCCTATCTATGATAATCTTAGCGAATGTATTCTGGAAATCGAAGAACTCAAAAACGAACTAACAACAATTGTTATGAGTCAAACTAGTACAGGACCAAATGCTAGAGATCGATGGGATACTCCAGAAGTCAAATTACCAAATGGTAAAAAAGGAAGATTAAGAAAGGACCGATATAGTTCGTTAGTAATAGCAAATATGTTAGCAAGACAAATTAATAGAACATTGAAACCTTTTGAGTATGATTTTATTGGAGGAACAAGAAATGACGTTCAACAATATTCTGGAGATTTATACAAAGGTCCTGAATGGTTTACAAAGGGTGGAAATTCAGATATTTATATGGGACTTTATAAAGAATAAGTGTATAGATTAGTATAATACTAATGCATTAGAATTACAATACGATTAAAATATTATGGCCAAAAAAAAATACCCAAAAAGCGATATTACCCACGAAACAACAACTATGCCAGAGGATGCATATATTACATGGGGAGAAGATTTAGCCAGTAAAGAAGCAGCTTTTAAAAAAGCTGGACAGTCTTTAGATGAATTTACTGGTTTAACAGGAGCCGAGAAAGCTCAGGCCATGAGAAGATATGGTCTTGACTATTCTAATCTTGATGGAATCACAGGTAGTCGTCCTGGTTTTACCAGATCTGATTACTACTATTTCAGACCAGACGAAGCAATTCCCCAAAGACTAAAAGAAATTCTAAAGAGAGCTGATGATATTTATCAAAGAGTCGGATTGGTAAAAAATGTTATTGATCTCATGGGTGATTTTGCTACCCAAGGTATCCGTATCGTTCATAAGAATAAAAGAATTGAAAGATTCTATCAGAGATGGTTTAAAAAGATAGAAGGAAGAGATAGAAGTGAAAGACTCATAAATAATTTATACAGATCAGGTAATGTTGTTGTTGATAGAAGAACAGCTAAGATCACATTAAGGTCTGGGGATCAACTATATAAAAGCTTAGGCACTGCTGATATGATCATATCTGATATCGATCAAGATATGCCACCAGTAGATAAAAGAGAGATTCCTTGGAAATATACTTTTATAGATCCAATTTATGTAGAAGTTGCTGCTGGTTCATTAGCTTCTTTCTCAAACAAAAAAACATATGAATTAAGTTTACCTCCATCTTTAGGGAAGGTTATTCTTAGTCCAAAAACACAAGCAGAAAAAGATATAGTAAATAGTTTACCTCCAGAAATTATTGAAGCAGCCAAAAGTAAAAAACCTTTTCCTTTGGATTCTAATAAGACTATTGTCTGCCATTATAAAAAAGACGATTGGCAAACATGGGCTTTTCCAATGATCTATGCCATCATGGATGATATTACTGTCGTGGAAAAATTAAAGCTTGCAGATATGGCCGCTCTTGATGGAGCCATATCAAATATTAGAATCTTTAAATTGGGTAATCTAGAACATAAAATTGTTCCAACAAAAGGAGCTACTAGCAAACTAGCTCAAATTTTAGGCAATAATGTTGGTGGTGGAACAATGGATATTATTTGGGGTCCGGATATCGAGATGTTAGAATCTAAGTCTACTGTTCATCAATTTCTTGGTGAAGGTAAATATATTCCCCATATGAATAATGTTTATGCTGGGCTTGGTATTCCTCCAACTCTTACTGGAACTTTTGCTTCTGGTGGAACAACAAATAATTTCATATCTCTAAAAACATTAACACAAAGACTACAATATGGTAGAGATATATTAACTAAATTTTGGGAAAATGAAATAATCATGGTTCAAAAAGCTATGGGTTTCACTCATCCAGCAAAAATAGAATTTGATAGAATGGATCTGAGTAATGAAGATTCAGAAAAAGCACTATTAATTCAATTAGCTGATCGCAATCTAATTTCTGATGAATTACTACAGAAAAGATTTGGTCTTGATCCAGATATGGAAAAATCGAGACTCAACAGAGAAACGAGAGAAAGAAATAGTGAAAGAATGGCTCCAAAAGCTGGTCCTTGGTTTAATCCTGATCCTGATGATGCTCTTAAGAAAATAGCATTACAAACTGGAGTAGTAACTCCAAGTGAAGTAGGATTAGAATTAGAGAAGAGAAGAAGAGGAGAAGAATCTGCTTTGGAAATGAAAGCTGGATTAACTCCTGCTGGTCCTCCAACTAAGTTGGCTAACGATTCTCCTGAATCGTTGCCATCGGGACAACCGGGACAAGGAAGACCAAAGCTTTCAAAAGATTCTGAGAAGAGAAAGACAAAAACATTTAAGCCGCAAACTGGTGCAAGTCTAATCATTTGGGCAAATAAAGCACAAGATAAGATTAGTGAAATTCTAAATCCCGTGCTATTAGAATTCTATAAAAAGAAAAATTTAAGAAGCTTATCTTCTATAGAGTCCCAAGAAATAGATCTAGTAAAGACAAAAGTGTTATTATCTATGCAGCCACTATCCAAACTAGACGAAGATAATATACTAAATGCCTTCAATAGAGCAGACTCTGCACAATACAATAAGATAACATCTGAGTATAAAATTTGGCTTAAAAATTTAGAATCAGAATTTAACGACCCGTTTTCTGTAGAAGATTACAAACAGGCTAAAGCTTCATTTTATTCTATGGTGTATGAATAAATACCATACTTAGGAGAAAAATATGAACATTTTTGAATATGAAATTAATGATGGATTAGAGAGCATAGTCAAAGCTTCTGCTTCTGTGTGTTATGCTTCTGTAGCAGAACCATCAGAATTAATCAATAAAAGAAATATCAAGAATATCAAAAGTTTAGCATCAGCAAATGATGCAGATCTCTACTATGTTCAATCCATATTAGTAAGTTCATCATGGAATAAAAATGATGATATATTTGATAAAGCTGAGATATGGAATGCAAAAAATACTCCAGAAGATAAACCAACAAATTTAGAACATGACGAACATACAATTATAGGACATATTATATCAAATTGGCCAATCACAGATGATGGTCAAATAATAGATGAGAATACAGACGTAAGTAGTTTACCAGATAAATTCCATATTCTAACCGGGTCCGTTATATACAAAGCATATTCTGTACCAGAACTTCAGCAGAGAGCACAAAAGCTTATTGCTGAAATAGAAGAAGGTAATAAATACGTTAGTATGGAATGCTTATTTGGTAATTTTGACTATGGTTTAATTAATAAGAGCACTGGAGAATATAAAATATTACCCAGAAGTGAAGAGTCATCTTATTTAACTAAATATTTAAGAGCATATGGTGGACAAGGTGAATATGATAATTATAAGATTGGTAGGTTATTAAGAAATATTACCTTCTCGGGTAAAGGTTTTGTCGATAAACCAGCCAATCCAGATAGTGTTATCTTTACCAAAAATATGGTAACTAAATCTTTAGAAAAAAAAATAGACGAAAAAATTGGAGATTTATCGAATGCAGGTGTATCAAATAACCAGTTAAACCCAAATGTGGAGATTATAACTATGAGTTCAGAAATTACAGAAGCAGTAGCATCAACACCAGAAGAAAATGTAGTCACAACAGAAGCAACAACTGTCGAACCAGTTGTAGTAGCTGATGTTGTTGCGGACAGTTCTGGTGAACTCGAAACACTAAAACAAGAAAAAGAAGCAGCAGAATCAGCCATGATGATGAAAACTACTGAGAATGAAAAGATGAAAAAAGATCTTGAAGATCTCAAGAAAGTAGTAGAAAGTTATATGGCTAAAGAAGCTGAAATGAAGAAAAATGCTATGATGATGCAAAGAAAGGCTTCTCTAATTGAACTTGGTATTGAGAACGAAACAGCTGAGGCTGCCGTACAAAAACTAGAACATTTAGATGATAATACTTTTGCTGTTATGACATCGTTATTCGCTAATTCCTTCGAAGCTTTTGCTAAAAAGAAAAGCAAGAAAGAAGAAGATAAAGAAGAAGCTACACAGAATGAAGTAGCTGCTAAGGTTGAAGAAGAGACTAAAGACGAAGAGAAAAACGAAGACGAGAAAAAAGAAAGCCCAAAAAATGCAGAACTTGGTAAGAAAACTAAATCTTCAGTTGATGCTGAGGCTTTAGATACAGCAGAAGTAGAAGATAGCGTTAATCTCAGTGTTGGTGGTCAGGTTGAATCAGTCGTTGAAACAACACGCGCCGCCTTGGTAGAATTTATTTCCAACAGACTCGGTAAGAAACTCTAATTTACAATAGGGAGAAATCAAATGGCTCTTAAACCACATCGTGTTGAATCATACACAGACGTTTCAAATTTCATCAACGTAGCATCAGAAAGAGGCGGTATCGTAGTACACGTTTCTTCTGGTAGTGGCGTTGCTATGGATGATGCTTTGTCTCTAGTAGCTTATCCAACTAGCACACCAAGTGGTACTAAACCAGCCGGTTTACTACTTAACGACGTTGTTAGTTATGATCTAACTAGACAGCATCTCAACTGGTACCGCGATGAAATTCCAGTTGGTGGTAAGGCTACAGTTTTGCGTCAAGGCCAAGTAACTACTAATATGGTTGCTGGCGCAGCTTCACCCGCTGCCGGTAAAGACGCTTATTACGATGGCACTGGAAAACTCACAACCGACGACACAAATAGTGTTAAGGTTGGAAGATTCCTTGGCGTTCTTGATGCAGACGGTTACGTAAAAGTAGATATCAACATCACCTGATAGGGAGAAAACAATGTCAGCTAAAACTCAAAGATTCACACCAGCTCCAGAACTAACAGAGCTTCTCATTCGTTCTGGTTCACCAAACAGAGAAGTAGCACTAGCAGCCAATGCAGAAATTGCCAAGGCTCTAGAGCTTCCATTGAGAAAGGGCCTATTAAGTGGTGATATTCTTGACGGTATTTTCGAGCCAATCCAACTTGCTCAAAATGCCACACCAGAATTCCCCTTAGACTTCCTTGCTCCTGGTACTGAAAAGGACTTCGTTGCATATACCGTGCCAAATCACGGTTATGTTCCAGAGCGTCACGTTGAGAGTGATTACGTCATGGTACCAACCTACGACGTAGGCTCCTCAATCGACTATCTCCTAAAGTATGCCCGCGATGCCCGCTGGGACGTTGTTGGTCGTGCTATGGAAGTTCTCGAAGGCTCCTTTGTTAAGAAGATGAATGATGACGGCTGGCATACAGTTCTAGCCGCAGGTGTTGACCGCAATATCGTTGTATACGATAGTGATGCCAATACCAACCAGTTTACAAAGCGTCTAGTCAGTCTAATGAAGACTGTTATGAGACGTAACGGCGGCGGTAACTCTGCTTCGAATAACAGAGCCATCCTAACCGACCTTTATGTTTCACCAGAGTCAATGGAAGACATTCGTAACTGGGGTATCGATCAGATCGACGAAATTACTCGTCGTGAGATTTATACCGCTGCTGATGGTACTCTAAATCGTGTATTCGGTGTTAACCTTCACGATCTAGACGAACTAGGTGTTGGTCAGGAATATCAAGTATTCTATAGTGATATTCTTGCTGGCGCTCTACCCGGTGGCAAGAGTGAAGTTGTTGTTGGTCTTGACCAGAGCAAGAACGACACATTCATTATGCCAGTTCGTGCTGAAGTTCAGATCTTCGAGGACGATACACTACATCGTCAAAAGAGAGCTGGTTTCTACGGATGGGCCGAGCACGGTTTTGCCGTACTAGACAATCGTAGAGTACTACTCGGTTCACTATAATATCGTCTCTATAGATTATCTATAGGAAAGAGAAGGCTGGCTTCGCGCCAGCCTTTTTTTTTAAAGGTGTATTACAATATATTATAACAAACACTTTATAGGGCAATATTATGGCAGCAGGCACATATGATTTTGTTATAGAACAAGGAACATCTTTTAAGCTGTCTTTCGTATATAAAGATAGTTTAGGACAGCCTATTGATATTACAGATTGGTGTGCTAGACTTACTTGGAAAAGTAGTGGTAATAATTCTACTCAAGTATTTATAAGTGATAATACTGATTCTTCTTATAGTTTCTATATAGATGGCCCAGCAGGCAAGGGAACTTTATTATTCCCAGCTTCTACAACGAATGATTTCTCATTTTCTCACGCAAAATATGATCTCGAACTACAAAGTCCTGATGATTTGTATACGGGGGGTGGTAAATATACTGTGAGAATTTTAATGGGTTCTGTCACTATTAGTAAAAGAAATAGTGGTTCTAATGATAAGTTGGAGTGTAATGAATGAGTGATTTTTTAATTGATATTATCAATGAAAATAATAATATAATAGAAATAGAAACTTCACAAAATGATGTTAGTAATAACATTACTATAGAAACTATTGATACTTTTCAAGTAGAATTAATTAATACAGAAAAATTATTAGCTAGCGATTTTCCAGATTTTTACCATACTAAAATTATTGATTTTGATAGTGCCGTCAGTGGACTTTTACCATCAGGACAAAGTGTTAGTGTCACAGATGTTCAGGAGATTATTGGTTTAAGTGGTATTATAGCAGGAACTGGGATAGATATATCTTACAATGAAATGACTGGCCTGACAACAATTAATAGTAGTGGACTATCTCTTGGAGATTCAATATTTTATTTAGGTAATAATTATACCGAAATTAATGGATTAACTATGATTAGCGGACTTAGTATAGCCTCTCCTACAACGCTAGTCCATTGTATTATCGATGGAGGAACTCCATGACGAAATTTTATGTAGGGTATTCTGGAGGAAAGCCAAGAATTTATAGAAATGGAAGCGTTAATAAAATTCTATCTGATAATGGAAACATATTTCCATTTGGTGTGAATATTCAAGGAGATCCACATCTCAAGATATATACAATCGATTCGTCTGGAGGTACTCAGAATTATTTAGCACAATGGGAGGATAATGGAGGAGCAGACAACTCAGAGGTTTTACTTCTTTATATCAAAACTCCTACTGTAGAAGTATCAATATACTACACAAAACAAATTATACCAAGATACTCACCAGCAAAAACCACAAAAAGTATAAAAACTATTGTGAATGGAGTGACTACAGTCTATAATACTAGTACTGTAACTAATTTGAATGTAAATAATGGTCCTATCTCTGTTGGTCCTTTAAGCTTATACATAACAAAGAGGAGTGATGTTAGTTCTTATGGTACTCATATTTATTTTGATTGGATAATCAAATCTTTCAAAACAATTTTAAATGTAAATAAATTTGGCGGTGGAATTCCACTAGCATGTAAAAAATTGATATCTCTAAATTCAACTTTAATAAGTTTTTTTAATACCCAAGCGATATCAACAGTTAGTGTCAGTTCAACATCTAATTGGCAAGCTGGTCCATCTCTTGTTGCAGGACGAAATTATAGTATCACAGCAACTGGTTCTGTTGCTTGGAACGGACCGAGTAATACTTCTGGCCCTAATGGGGTTGTTCATCCATATAATCTCTTGGACAATAGATTTTTACATGAGGCTTTACTTGGAAGACTTGGTTCTAGTGGAGATATATTTTTAATAGGATCAAATCTCACCTATTCTCCAGCATCTTCTGATATTTTATATCTAACAACAAACGATACTAATAGAGGTGATAATTCAGGATCTTTTTCTGTCTCTGTTAGAGATGCTACTTTTAGTTGGACTGGTTCAGACGGACCAACCGTTGATGGATTTTCTGATGCTGGTTATGATTTTGGAATCACCTTATCAGATCTTGAAGCAGCAGCAGCGGACGGTATAGGAACAGCCTCTTGGGATAAAGTCTCATTTGATGGTAGTTCTTTTGCAGACTTACAAACCGTAGTAAGTAATCTTGGACAAACAAATAGAACAACCTTTCCTTGGGATCCTCTTACCTATATTGAATACGATCCACTACTATCTGAACCAACTAATTTATCTGGAATAGCATATAATAATTCTACTGTGGTTTTAAGTTGGACAGCGGCCATGAATTATGGTCCATCGATCACAGACTACACTATAGAATATAGTAGTGATAATGGAGAGACATGGACAACCTTCCCACACACAGCATCATCATCAACAGAAATTACAGTTACTGGATTAACAAATAATACATCATACATTTTTAGGGTATCTGCAATAAATTCAACAGGTTCTGGACCTGTAAGTTTGAATTCATCTAGTTTGATTCCGAATGATTCAGCGCCCAACCCTACGCCAACCCAAACTCCAACACCAACACCAACACCAACACCGGCAGCATCCTCTCTAACAATAGCAAGAGATAATGGAGTAAGTACATTTACTGGATCTGGGACTGCGGCAAGTCCGTTTGTTCGTGCTACTGGTATGAACGATAATGATATAGACGGAGTAAGTCATTATTCTTGGACAGCAGGATCTACAGGCACAGTTACTGTTTCTTATTACTTCAATGATGATGATGGTGGAGACGATGCTGCAAGAATTCGCAAGAATGGCAGTGTTATTCATTATACAACTTCTGGTCAAACTATCACTCGTACTGTATCTGTCGTAGCAGGTGATATAATTACAATTATTGGAGTAATGGACGGTAGTCAGTATTTTGCTAATATAAGTGTTTATATTTCTTAATAAAACTTTTTAAAAGACTAAATTTATTATATTGACACTATTCTTATAGTTCTTTACTATAAGTAGACTATGGACTTTAAGTTAGGATATCAAATGGAAAACTTTGCTAAATTAGCCATTTTAAATGGCGGTAGAATAAACAAACTATTAATCGATTCTTCTTTAACTAATGGTACAGGACTCACAAATCCCTCCATTTTGATTTATAAGGATTCTATCCTAGTTAATTTAAGACACGTCGAATACACTCTCTACCATGCCGAGAAAGGCAAATTCTGCCACCCTTGGGGACCATTACAGTATCTTCACAGAGAGAACGATATGAGGTTAATAACCAATAATTATCTCTGTAGTTTAAATAGTAATTATGATATTGTTAGTTATTCTAAAATAGACACCTCTAAGTTAGATGTTACTCCAATATGGGAATTTGTGGGTTTAGAAGACATAAGACTAGTTGAGTGGAATAATAAGTTATATGGCACAGGAGTAAGAAGGGATACTACTCCTAATGGTCAGGGTCGAATGGAATTATCTGAAATTATTCATGAAAATAATCTCTTTAAAGAAATATCTCGATTTCGTGTTCCTACTCCCGGAGAGAACAATAGTTATTGTGAAAAAAATTGGATGCCCATTCTAGATATGCCATATCATTATGTTAAATGGTGCAACCCAACCGAAGTTGTAAAAGTAGATATTGAAAAAGGTATAACCGAAACAGTATTTCTTGGAACATATCGTCCTCAAAGCCATGACTATAGAGGAGGATCTCAGGTTATTCCCTGGAAAGATAATTATAGACTAGCTTTAACCCATCAAGTTAATCTGTTTAATAATATGAATGGCAGAAAGAATGCACGATATAGACATAGATTTATATTATGGGATAAAAATTGGAATGTAATATCTTATGGTGAGCCTTTTGATTTTCTTGGTGCAGAAATAGAGTTCTCCTGTGGGATGGCTCAATATCAAGATAAAATCTTAATAACTTTTGGATTCCAAGATAACTCCTCATTCTTATTAGAATGTCCAATTGATTTTATAGAAAGCTTACTCAATGTCTAAGTTCAAGAACGCACCCAGCATTGTCTGCATAACAACTGATGGAGCAGATCATAGGATAGATAATTTTATCAATCAGTGTTCTTCCTATAAGATAAAAAATTATAAAATAGCAAAATTTAAACCATATAAAGAATATGGATTTACTCTTACTGGTAGACATATAGATAAGATCCATGAAAATAGCAAGGGACCAACCACCTCTCATTTATTAGCTATTAAGAATTGGTTTAATTCATCAAAAGAGCCATATATTTTAATGATGGAAGATGATATTAGTTTAGAAACTATTGATTATTGGAATTTTAATTTTTCAGAATTCATAGACTTTCTACCTCAAGACTGGGAATGTGTTCAGCTTAGTTGTATCAGAGAATCTTTTGATAATATAGAAATAAAAACTAGATCAAGACTAAATAGCGACTGGGGATGTCAAGCATATTTAATCAAAAGAGAATATGCTAAAAAATTAATTGACAAATATTGCATCTCCGACACCCACTTCAATCTGGATAATTTTAATGCTAAAATTCAAATAAATCCTGGAGAGTATACAGTATATGATTTGTTTCCTATTGTAGAGAATATACTATTTGAAGGAGTAGGAGTTGTATATAATTGTCCATTATTTGTTGAGGATATTAATAATACAAGCACAAACTTTGTAAAAGATGTTGGTAATTCTAATGATTCTATCCATATAAATTCTCATAATTTTGTATTAAATTGGTGGAAAAATGAAGGATATAACAAAGAAATTTTAGAGATAAATAATCATCAATACCAAGATCCAATAATAGTAATACAAATAGGTGCTCATCATGGATACGATGACCTCTCAGCATATCTACTTAAAAATTACAAAGAACTAAAATTTGGGCTTTTTATTGAAGCTAATCCTATACATATAGAAAAACTTCAAAGTTGTTACTCTAAGTATAAAAATATCAAGATAGAGAATATAGCAATAAAACCGAAAAATAATAATGAAGATTTTTTAGAAATATTTTACCACAATAGAGACCAAGGAAAACAAGTAGCCTCATACGATATTGAGCATGTTAAAAGACATGAAATAAAATACTGGGGACCAGGAAAAATAGATTCTTTCAAAGCTAAAGCATTATGGATAGAAGATTTATTAGACAATTATACTTTAAGAGATATTGATTGGTTATACATAGATATAGAAGGATTAGAACCCGATATTTTATTAAATCTAGACTTTAACAAGTACAAAATTAAAAGATTAGAATTTGAACAAATACATCTTGGAGACAATGCTTCCAAAATTCTTAATAGATTAACTTCTTTTGGATATGCAAAAGTAAATTCTTTACATCCTAATGATTGGGCTTTTGAATTAAAAGATTATTCTAATTCTGATTTAACTACTAGATTTGCTCTAGACACAGAAAATGACCAATTAAATTTTGGGATAGCTTATGAATATGAAAAGATAGGACATA